TCTGCTGCTACTAGATTTGGAGATATTTGTACAGGTCACGATGGATTTCCTCCGCGGCCTAATGATGCTGGTTCTCCAGATACATTTATAAACGGGTTGAAAGCCCATAGAGTTGGAGACCATTGGGTAACTCATTGTAATTCAGATTCATGCCATGATTCAACTTGTTCAACGGGATCTTCAACCGTTTTCATTAATGGTATTCCTGCCGCAAGAATCGGAGATATGGTTGCATGTGGTTCAGCAATAGCTCAAGGTTCTCCTAATACTTTCTTCGGATAGATATAAATAATAAATGGCAAGAAATACAAGAACATTCTCGGATTTAGACTTAAACTTTATCGCTCATCCTGGGACAGGTGACGTCACATTGAAGTATGACGAAGAAGCAATAAAGCAATCGGTTAAGAATCTAGTATTAACTCAGCACTATGAAAGACCATTTCATTCTGAAGTAGGTTCATCATTACGTGGGTTACTATTTGAACCAGCCACTCCTATGTTGGCTACATTAATTCAACGTTCTATTATTGATACCATAACTAATTTTGAACCAAGAGTTCGACTTATTGATGTTTATGCAAATGTTTCACCAGATAATCATGAAGTATATGTAAGAATAGAATTTGCAATTGTTAATACAACAACCCCAATTAAAGTAGATCTAGTACTCACGAGAACACGCTAATGGCTAATACAAGAATCCCAACCACTGACCTTGACTTTGATCAGATTAAGAAAAACTTAATAACGTTCATGAGTAGTCAGACTGAACTAAAAGATTACAACTTTGAAGGTTCAGCAATGAATGTTCTTATGGACATTCTAGCATATAATACCCATTATAATGCATTATATAAAAATCTTGCAGTTAATGAAATGTTTATCGACTCTGCTTCTAAACGTTCAAGTGTTGTATCACGAGCAAAAGAGATTGGTTATATTCCATCTTCATCTACTGCAGCAACTGCTTATGTAAAACTTGTAGTTACTAATACTGCAACTAAACCAGCAACTTTAACTCTTCCAGCTTTAAGCACATTCTCTACCACATTTGATGGTGTTTCATATACATTCTTTACTACTCAAGATATGATTACTCCTATTAGTGCTGATGGTACTTCATATACTTTTGATAATGTGCCAATTAAAGAAGGTACTCCATTACAATTTAAGTATACAGCTGCTGATGGTCAACGTTATGTAATTCCAAATGCTGATGTAGATTTAAGCACACTATCTGTTAGAGTACAAGATAGTTCAACCTCAGCTCAATTTACTACATTTAATAATCAAGAATATATTCTTTCTTTAACAGCAAATGATCCAATCTATTATGTTAAAGAAATTGATTCTCAATTGTATGAACTAGAATTTGGTAATGGTATTATTGGTAAAGCAGTACTACCTGGAAATGTTGTAACATTAAATTATTTAGTATGTAATAAATCAGCCCCAAATGGAGCAAAGATATTTACTTATGCTGGTTCAGATTTATTAGGTGGTGCCATTAATGTTACTACAAATATTGCTGCAACTGGTGGGTCAGATATCGAAGATATTGAATCAATTCGGTTTAATGCACCAAGAGCATATTCAACACAAAATAGAGCAGTAACTACAGATGACTATAAGTCTCTAATCTATAATTATTATTCAAATGCTGAATCTATTTCAGTTTGGGGTGGAGAAGACAATCTTCCACCAGTTTATGGTAAAGTTTATATTTGTATTAAACCAAAAAATGCTTTAGCATTAACACAAGCAGAAAAAGATTATGTTAAGCGCGAAGTTCTTAAGAAAAAGAACGTAGTATCAATCACGCCTGAAATTGTTGACGCAAATTATATTGACTTACAGTTAGATGTTACTGCATATTATAATCCACGTTTAACTCAATATTCTGCTGAACAATTAAGAGCTTTGATTTATGCTACTATTATAGATTATAATGATACAACATTAAATAGATTTGATGGTGTATTTAGGTTTTCTAAATTATCTTCATTAATTGATAATACAGAACCTGCAATTGTTTCTAACATCATGACAATTAAATTGCATCGTCAGGTTGAAGTAAAATATAATGCTCTTGCTAGTTATTATGTAAACCTTGCAAATCCAATTTATGATTCAGGTGCTGCTGAAGAATCAGTTCTATCATCTGGATTTAAGATTCCAGGGTATGATACATATATGTATATTGATGATTTACCAGAAGTTATTACAGGTGGTTTATCAGCAACCGGTATAGGTACATTAAGAATGTTTTACTATTTCAATAATTCTAAAGTATATGTAAATGAAAATATTGGTACTGTTGATTATACAAATGGAATTTTAGATATTACTAACTTAGAAATTATTGCTATTGAAGGAACAGCATTTGAGTTTGTTATTAAACCTCAATCAAATGATGTTGTTGCTATTCGTAATCAACTAGTTAAGATTCCTGCTGAAACATTAAATGTTCAAATTATTTTAGATCGTGTTGCTTCTGGCGATGCTGCTGGTAATACAAATTATATCTTTACATCAAGTAGAAATTAATGGCTGAAACTAAATTACAGACAGTTGTAGCTCAACAACTCCCTGAGTTTATTAGGGAGGATTATGATACATTTGTACAATTTCTAAAAGCGTATTATGAATATTTAGATATTGTTGACAAACGAGATCTTGCTGAATTACGTGACGTAGATAGTACATTATATGATTATATTACATATATCAATTCTGAACTTGGTTTAATTTCAGCACCTGATGCTTCTAACTTATATGTAGATCCTAGACTTCTATTAAGAAAGTCAAAACAAACATTTATTTCAAAGGGAACTGAAGAATCATATAAGTTTCTTTTTAAAGTATTGTATAATAAAGACGTTGATGTATCATATCCATGGGATTCAGTATTAAAAGCTTCTGACGGTAAATGGAACCAAGATACTTCTATCTTTGCACAGTTTCCAAGTACGCTAAATGTATCTGCACCAGAATTTTCAAGTGGGATTGTATACACAATTAAAACAGTTGGCAATACAAATTGGTTTAATTGCGGGGTATCAACAACTACAAATGTAATTGCAAATATATCAGGAACTACATTAACTGTAACTTCTATTAATTCAGGAATGTTAATTGTAGGTCAAACTATTATAGGAACAGGAATTCCTGTTAATACAAAAATAACCAAAATTGTATCTGGTTATGGTGCAGTAAATACAGTATATACAATTGATACAGCGCCAACTAATCCATTAATTGGTGTTAATATTGTTAATAGTACACAAGGAACTGCAGTAATTACTGCAAGTGTTTCTAGTAATACAATGACAGTAACTGGAGTTACATCTGGTGGTTTAAGTGTAGGTCAACAACTCTATCATCCACGATTTAATGCTGGTACAACTATTACTGCTATTCAATCTGGTACTGGCGGTCGTGGTACATATTTAATTAGTGAATCATATAATTTAACTGATATTACTATTTCTGCTGTTGGGGTTGATACTCAATTTGTTGCAAATGGAGCTGGAACAGGTAGTGGTTATGCTTCCACAACTGATCCTCAGCAAGCAGCATATATTACTAATTCATTTGTTGGTAATCAAGTTTTAATTATTGGTAATGAAACCACAGTTAAAGTTATTTCATCTAAAGCAACTTATGTAAGAGACTATGTTTATGAATTATCATTAGATAAAAACTTTTACGGTATTTTAACTCCAGGCGATCAAATTTATTTGATGGGTTATGATTCATATGCCACATTGATTCCAACCGTAGTTGGATATACTATTGATTCTGGTAATAATGGTACAGGTTGGGCTCTTGGAGATTTGATTGTATGTAATAACCAAGTAGGTTCAATTACAATTAGTCAAGTATTAAAAGTAACAAAAGTAGATAAAGATGGTGGTATATTAAAACTTTCTATATTGAAGTTTGGTGCTGGGTATCAAGATGACTTTTTATTCTTAGCATCTAAACAAAGTATTCAATCTGCCTCTAAAATCTCAGGTGGATTAAATGGTGCGCCAAACTTTGCATTACCTGATGATTCTAGTCTTTTACCATATATTGATTATGGTTATTTAATTAATCCAAATACATGGACAGTTGGAAATGAATCAATTGGTAATACTACCATAGCTGGTAGAATTGATAATGGCGCTGGCGCTGCTGGTACTACATTAACTGTTACAAGTTTAACGCAATTTATTTTACCAGTCGGTTCAATAATAAGTGGAACTGGTGTTACCGCTAATACTACTATTACTGGTATTATTCAAACGACAGTATCTCCATTTACGTATACTGTAAGCGCTTCACAATTAGTTGGTACACCAACTGCTCCAGTTTCAATGACAACCTCTGTTGGTACTGTTGCTACTCCTGTTATAACAGTTTCTGGTTCTATTACAGTAACTGGTACATCTACACAATTTACTAAACAAGTTGCAGTTGGAGATATGTTCCAATTAATTGTTGGTGGTGTTACATATAATATTGGTTATGTAACAGCAATTGCATCTAATACTAGTTTAACAGTAATGGTACCATCAGGTGTTTCTCTTGCTGTT